ATTATAGTATTTAATTTTCTATTATATATTATAAACAATTTATGTACGTTTTTATACTATGGCTTTGTTAATTCTCTATAAGAATCAAGCTTAATGAAATCTAAATCACTTACAGGTGTTTCTAAAAATTCTGAACATGATGTTTGTAAATATGACCATAAATTTTTATGTAAAATACTTTTATCATTTTGAATAGTACCTATAGATCTTGCTGAATTTGGTACATATCTATTCTGAACTTCTGTAATATTATTAACATCCCCATACATTTCAAACATTGTATTGTAATATTGTGGATCATGCTCTTTATAATATTTAAGGGTTTTAAATTTTTCCTATATATAATCTATGCAAGGCTCAGCAAAATCATATAACTTATCTGTATATGCTTTATCCTCATCAACAACATCTTTAATAAATTTATTATAAGTTAAAAATTTTCTATTTAACTCCTATAATATATTTGACTTATATGCTTCATTCAAATGCTTCATAACCTATTTATTAAAAAAATCAGACATTTGTTTCACAACTAATGCCTGATTAAACACAAAAACTAACAATTTTAAAACTATGTTTATATAATTAAATTTTTAATTAATTATCAACACAGTATGTTAAAACTCAAACAAATTTACACTTTGTTCTTTATTAACTTCTTGCTTCAACCTATCATTACTTTTTAGTACATTTATTATCTCTAATAAATCAGTCATCCATAAGAGGATAGTCCACAAGCGTAAATTCGGTTGTACTGCAACCTATTATTTTTAAAGTTTATAATATATTAATGGTTTCAATCCGTTACACTCATCTTATTTACTTCATCTAAGAAATCTAAATATTCCTGTTCATTCTGTAAATTATGTGAATGTATTAAATTTATCGTGGTTCTTAAAATTTTCAAATTATCATCTAATAACTCTAACATTAAATTCTTTGTCATCCTTTAATTAAAACAAATATATTTTGTTGCCTCGCCAGGATTCGAACCCGGATTGACGCCCTCAGAAGGCTACAGATTTAGAGTCTGCCGTAATAACCATTATACTACAAGGCAATTTTTAATCTTTATATATTATAACGTATTTTCACAAAATAGTTTACAATAATTTATATTTGTTATAATTTACTTTTTCTAATAATCCTTCCTATAATAACTCTTTATTATATGTTGAAATAGTTTTTATTGATAAGTTAAGTACTTCTATAATCTACTATCGTGTTGGCATCTCTCCATTATTAATAACTTTTAATTTATTATAATAATCTATGAGAGTTAACTTCCTTGTAAATTGTCCACCATTTTTATTTCCGTTCTATAGAAACTATATATAGTTATTATTTACTTCTTCTATAGTTCTTCCACCAACCCACTCATTTTTAAGTATATATTGTTTCCTATTACAGACTTTGGATATTTGTGAATGACTGCAGTTTAAATCTTCTGCTGCATGACTCTCTGAAATATAGTTTTTTACGTTACCAGAAATAATACTCTTTAAATATACGGGTTTGTAAAAATTATGTGCACATAATTTCTAATGTTCTGATACCTTTTTCCTCTACTCTTCCGTAAACTTATATCCAGTTATCCCGGCATCACCTCCTAATGTTTGATTATATCCGCTGATATAAGAATTGTACTTCTTTATATAAAAGATTTCTAATGTATCTAATTCAGATTTTATATTATCACATTTTTTAGTATCTATAGTTTCTAAAATTTCTATTGTAAATTTATCAATACTATACTTATCAAATGCTTTGTATAATGCTAAATTATCTTTATAGCATTTATAAGATAAATGCCGTCTTATTCTTTTTTTAAGATATATTGACTAACCAATGTAAGATTTGCCATTTATAGTATTTGTAATTTTGTATATGCCAGGAACATTTGGTATGTCTTTCATTATATGTACATGTTTCATAAATTAAATAATTATTTATAAAATATTTAAAGTTATAAAGAGTTTAATAACTTATGGGTTGTACACGAACCCTCTGAAATCTCTTGAATTTACTTAAAAGTAAATCATCAGAGTTCACTTTTAAATCTAAAATATTTAGTTCAGTGTACTAATTGATTCAATTTAATTAAAAACTGTCTTGTACTATATCTAAAAGAACTAAATAACCATCTTGATTTTACACATCCTCATGGTTTTTAGAGTGTAACCTTATATCAAATACATCAAAGAACACTTTTTAATTATTAATTATAAAACAAATATATAAATTTGTCTCATAAAATTTATTTAATTATGTATTATTTATTAATAACAATACAATCTGAAGTATTCATTAAATTTAGTCTTTGTTGCCCCAGTTGGATTCGAACCAACTCGTACGGTTTTAGAGACCGTTGTGCTCAAACCATTACACCATAGGGCAAAATTTATTTGGTTATTAAATCTTCTTTATTAATTATAAAGCTAAAATTATTTAAAGTTTAATAACCAAATGTTAAAAGTTATGATTTTTTAGATTTAGCTTTAGTTGCAGTCTTTTTAGCAGCTTCACTTTTCTTCTCCTTTGCTTTCTTTGTAGACTTCTTCTTAGCTTTATTAACTTTCTTGGTTGCTTTAACTTCTGCTTGTTCTGTTGCAATATTTTCAGAAATATCTTCTACCTTTTCTGTATCAGCATTCAATTCAGCTTCAACTACTTGCTTTAACTCTTGCTTATCTTTACGACGTTCTGCACGTTTCTTTTGAGTTTTTGTTTCCTTCTTCTTTTCCTCAGTGTAAGGAGTATTAGTATCTTTCAACTTATTACCAATTTTACTGTTCTTAAAATCTTCAAAAGATTTTGCTTCCATTGGTGGTACAGAAGAACCTAAAATATCTTGTTCTATATCTGTAGTAGTTGAATTATAATGGCGTCGTCCTTTATAAAAAAGTTTCTTAAGACGTTCAATCCATTTATTAGTTTTTAGAAATTTACGTAAATTTTTGTCCATGTTAATTATCATTAATTGTTATATATTAATTATAAAGAAATATATGAAAAATGTTTATATAATTACAAAGTAACTTTAAAAATATAAAATTTTTCAGTATCATAAAAAGTAGTCCTAATTTCATCAGTTGTAATTTTCACTGAATAACCTAATTCTTTTAAAGGATAAGTAAAACGTCTTAAATCTGAATAATCTACTGCGTAATATCCTATTTGATAAGTAAAAGACTGTTTATTACTTGTTAAAGCATCATAAACATAATCTATTATATTATTACATATCCCAATAAGTTCAGTTTCACTTTCCTTAAATTCATGAATATATAGATTCTGTAATTTTGATAAAGTATCTTCTATTTTCCCCATATTTTAATTATTTTAAAATAAACTCTTCATTTTTGAATCACTGACAGTATGTTAAAACTTGAACAAAGCTTCACTTTATTCTTTATTAACTTCTTGCTTCAACCTATCACTAC